AATACCATTGATGTATAGTTTTGGTGTTCCGCGAAACTTACCTTCCTGAATAACAGGGGCAAATCCTGTAAAACCTTTGCCATCTTTATACAAACCGCCTCTTTGTGTAAAGCCTAGTTTTGCAGGGTCGTCTGCTGCGGTATAGTTATTCTCTGCAGGAATATTAATATACATTGCATTTGAAAATCTTTGTTCAGCCATTACATTAACCCCATATCTGTCTTGACTTGATAAATAGCATTGTATGTAGATTCACGAGCTTGGTCTGTGTATTGCCATCTAGAATCTTTACGGAGCTCTTGTTCCCATTGCCATAGAGGCATAACCGCAGGCTTACCATCAAGTGTATACTGTAAAGCTTTGCGTAACATTGGGTCACTAAAATCTACTGAGTCAGGGTCTAACTCCAATATAGTAGCGTATGAACTCTTATACGCTGAACCAATTGAATTTATAGATGTACCATTTAAAATTTGCTCTGAGTAAATAGGATACATACTGGCTGAGTCCTGCCGTATCTTAGACTCAATATCGTTAGCTGTTGTCTTTCCAGAAAATATTTCTTCAGAAAATCTGCTATAATCAGCGTCGGAATATTTAATTCCAAAAGCTGATGCATATGAGCGAAGGTCGGCTATAGAGCCGCCGACTGCGCCTCCAATAATTTTACCTTTATTTAAAGCAAGAGCTTTAATATCAATTTGATTATCAGTATCTCCCGAAAGATATGCTGCCTCTAAAATTTCTTTTATTTTAGGGTCATTGATATTTAGCGTAATACCTGATTGAACAAGGCGTCTAATTTGTTCATCTATAAAATTGTTTAATTCTTTAGTGTAAACCCCAAACTGACTGAGCTTTCTTTTTAATCTTGCATCAGATGTTAGTAGGGTATCATTATAATAATTAGATGCATAAAAAGCTAACTTAGCCCCAGCTAAGTCATTCTGTAATAAAAGGAGCCAAGATTCTTTTAGCTTGACATCATTAGGAAATGCATCTAAAAATTGTTTTAGAAAACCAAATGCTTGGCCAGCGGTTTTTGCTTTAGCTTCAATTTGCTCTGGAGTTTCAACTAGACTGCCCTCTGGTCTGCCCTTAGGGTACTTCACCCTGAAGGCATCCATTGCTTTTATCTTAGCAGGACCAACAGGCATAGCCTCAATAGTAGCTAACTCGTTGTCGTAGGCAATTTGTTCTTTAGTATCTGCCATCGATTAACCCCTCATCCATTGAGAAAAATAGTCTGCTGCTTCCAAGCTTTTATTCTCAAGAAAATCAACATTGTTTTCATTGTATACTTTTTTAATTTTAGATGCAATAAGAGCATCGGTAACCCCACCCTTTTGCTCGACAATCTTGCGACCAGTCTTAGGGTCAACAGTGGTAGTTGTAGTTATGCCCTTTTGATATATACTCTGAATATCACTCATCAGTTTCTGAAGGATAGGGTCTTTATCGTCAGGCTCTTTATTTATGTAGGAAAAGATTGCGCCCTTAAGTTTTTGCCTAAGCTCAGACTCACGAGGTACATCAAGGTAGGTAGTGACATCTGGTTTACCAGCACCTCCAGCACCTGCTTTAGAAATAGTCATATCTAGAACATCGAACGGGGTAAACTTAGGGCCTTTGCCTGCGGCGTATAACTGGGCAGATTGAGCTACCACTGTTTGCCAAGTAGCAAAAGCATCTAGCTGAGTAGCGTTGGACTTGCCCGCTGCTATGAGAGCGCTTGTAACTTTCTTTTGGATAGTAGAGTCTGTCCAAAAAGACTGGATAACATTATTAGTTAAAGATATATTATCTACTTTAGTAGGGGTAACAAACCCACCGACTGGGGTTGTAACTTTACCCATCTTTTGTCCCATATAAACTACTACCCCAGCACCACCACCGCCAAGCTTAAATGCTTCAGGGGTAAGGCCTAAATCCTGGAGTCCAGCAATAAGTTTTTCATCATAAATACCAGGAGGTAATTCTTTTTGTAGCTCTTGTTTGGCTACAGTTTTTAATTGTTTTGGAGTTAGCTTTTTTTCAGGAACTTTTGCAACAATTTTTTCTATTTCGGAAACACGACTCTTAGTTGCATCGACAGCATCTTGAGCTTTTTTTACAGCGGGAGTTGATGTCTTGCCAGAGCGCTTAGCACTTTGCTTGGCTTGCTCAAGTATGAACTCTAATTTCTTGAGTTTTTCTTTTTCAGTTTCTAATTGTTGTTTAGTAGTCGCCATATCACATTCCGCTATCTAGGTATTTATCGAATATCATATCTCTTGATAGATATCTTTCATATATATCGGCAAATTCTACATCGCCTAGCTTTAACTGATTAACATAAAAATCAAACATTATTCTTAAGTCTAAGTTTGACTTAGCGTTTATACTTGAAACTTCCCTGGCCATAAGATTTCTAGCAAATCTATCTCTGATGTTTAAATATAAAGCAACTGATTTCCATGTAGAGTCATCAGCGTTATCTGCCATAAACTCTTTGTTGCTAACAATCTTGCGTAGACCTATCATTGTCTTTGCAGTCTTAAGTCCGTCTGTATCTCTCCAGTCTTGATACCAGGCAGAAGGCTCCCCTGTAGGTTCGCCAGTTACTGGGTCTATATCAGAGGATAAACTTTGAATGACAGCATTTCTTAAATTCTTTAAGTCTTCAGCTCCAGACTGTTCGTAAGAAGTCAGTCCTCGTTTTTCAAGTTCGTAGTCTAGCAAGGCATTAGCTTTGCGGTACTTAGCCCAGCCCTCACGAGCCTGATTGGCTCTAGCAGCCTCCATAGGGGTTTGCTTACCACGGAACTTCTCAGGTGTTCCTGGAGATATAGATGTCTCTGACTGCCACCAGTAAGCGGTAGGATTGTATTTAGCACCACCACTGCCACGGGTAATCAAACCAATTAAAGACTTATCATCACCAGACACATCTTCGATTAGCCTATTGTATCTCTTAGCGTTTTGAACATCTGTCATTGTGGCTCTTGAACCTGTTGAGTTCTTTGATAGCGTTGTTGCAAATGAGAAGAAATCAGGATAATCATCTATGAATTTAGCATCAGCGCCTAGACCATACTCATCTGAATACTCACGCCACTTGTTCATATAGTACCTATAAGGACTATCAAACTGTGGCGAGAAGGGCAGGATAAGAGCTGATGCTGTACGCATATTGTAGTAAGCGTCAACCTTCTTAACAATTTCTTTTTCGCTTAAGTAAGGGCGCATTTCTTCTCTGGCTTTTTGTTGCTCAGTTAACCAAATAAGTTGGAACATCTTTGCATAGTCAGAATTGTTCTGTCCTTCTGCCTTTTCCCAAACACGCCTTAGGTAAGTTGGAGCTAATTGTTTGATGGAGGCATCGGGTCCGTATGGGAATACAAAGCCCAGAACCTCTGATAGTTCAGGTTTTAATTTAATTAAATTAGCTACTGGAATAGCACGTAGTGGTCCTAAGTTTACCCCAAAAGGATTTCCCTGGAAGACTACATCAAGACTTCGCTTGCTTATACCTATCTGGTCAAGAGAGGATAAACCTTCTCCAATCAAAGGAAGCTTTTTAAATACCTCAGGAACCTGAAGCCACATAGTATCATCAGGATTATACTCCTGCATCGGTGGTACTATCTCGCCGTTTTCGTCTACTACTAAGCCGCCTCGGTTAGGGGCATTCCAGACAACACTTGCTCGATAAGCAATCTGAGGCTTATCTCCTAGAATCTTTAACCATACCTTAATAGCATTTTCTTGAGCTGAAAAGAAAGGCATTATAAATCTTAAGAAGTGAGCAGCATTTGTTCTGCGCTCAATATTATAAACAGTTGCCTTTACTCCCTTAAGAGCATCAGCCCTAGCTGACTTTTCTAAAGCAAACTGTATAGCTTCAAACTCGCCACGAGGAATTGACTTACCTTTTAATTGCTCAATTGTAGCAATCCTTCGTGCTATACTTTTTTTGTATAAGTCTATAAATAAAGGATGACGAGCAAAGGCATCTTCAGGCATTGTGGCTAGCCACTTAAAGCCATTATTGATTCCTTTTTGAATTATATTTTTATCTCTTAAGTTAAGATTATTATCAATGAGATGTCCGTGCACAACAGGAAGCTTGTCAGGGTCTTTGATAGCGTTGCGTAAGAACTCTTCAGTAATGTTAGCACTACCACCAGTAGGACCACCGAATAGCACTTGTTCTCTAATGCCATATCCGTCTGGTATGTAATTATCAACAAACTGCTTAACGGTTCCTACGTATTCCATTGTATCGGTACGGGCAAGGCCTAGTCTGGAGCGAAGGCCAGCTTCACCTTCTAGCCATTTAGCAACATCTTCTATTCTCTCGCCAGCAATAAGCTTACGAGAAACTGCTGAGTTCATAAAGTCTTCATTGATTGCCTTAACCCAAGACTGATAGTACTGTGGGTCTGTAGGAAGGACTGCGCCGCGACTCTTAGACATAGAAGCTGAGCTATAGAGTGTGTTATAATCACGAAGCAAAGACTTAAAAGATGTATCAGAGGATGATAAATCTCTGAATAAACCACCGTTAGGTCCTCCAAAGGAACCATTTACTCTGTAAGATACACCATCAATTCCATAAATTGGGCTGGCTATATCTAAAGCTTCTTCTCCTACTCGAGCTTTCTTGGTAGGTATAGCAGCTTTTTCTATCTCAGATAGGTATCTGTTCTGTCCGTCATATACTGCAAGCTTTGTTTTAAGTTCTTCGCTTAGCGCTGCAATGCGACTAATAATATCTGGGTTACCTGGGTCACGAGCTAAATCCGCATCCAGCTTCTTTAAACCTTTTTCCCGTTCAGCAATGTCTCGTCCTAGGGACTGTATACCAGCGCGTACTGAATTAGCGTTAGGCTTATCTACTAGCCTGAATCTATCAATTAAACGAGAGTTCTTAATTGAATCACGTGAGTTTGTCATTAGGTTACGGGCACCTGGACCTAGATAACGCAGTGAAGCCATAGCTCCTACTGTTGCTAGAATACGAAGCTGAGAGTCTACTACGTTACGAACAGGATAACCTAGGCGAAGGAGTACAGAAGCTTTCCATAAGTCTGAAGTAAATTCTTGAAGCCTCATAGCTTCACTACCAATTGCTCTGAATGTGCTTTTATTAGCTCCTAACACCCTATCAATTTCATCAAAGTTAGCTACAGGTAAAAAGTTAGCAGTTTGAGATTCTAATAAAGGCACTTTAATCATGCGGTTATCTATTGCATCCCACAAGAATCCTTCTTCTTTTATCTGACGCATCATTCCAGAGCGAGCACTTACGTGAAAGTTAAATAAATCTTCAGCATTTTCTAGACTGTAACCATGTTTTGCAGCAAGGAGTCGGTAACCTCTCTGCTCTAACTGATTCACCACAGCTCCGCGGGCTTCTGGTGATGCTGCTGCAGAGTATCTTGTCATATATTCTGCGGCTTCATCTGAGCCCATAAGTTCTTTCGCAACTAAACGATTAACCGTTGCAGTTACTTCTCGGATAGACTCACCATCGTTTAAGTTTACCATACCCTGTGGACGTTCAATTTGACCCCAGGATACCTTTGAGTATAATCTGTGGAATGGTGTAGGCTGATAATTTGTTACATTAGCATCGCCATAGTCGCGGTCATAGTATCTTACTGTGCGGGATGTTGCCTTAAATCTTCCAGTTGTAACCTCGCCTAAGCCTACTCCACGAGTAGCTGGAGCTTCTTCTGCTACTCTTATTAGCTGTCCAAAGTATCTATCGTGCTGTGCCCAGGCTTGGACATAAGCCCTATCAGCAGCAATCTCATCAGGTGTCCGCATTAGAAAGCTTAACATATCTTCGCTTTGAGTTCCAGCAAATGCTGCTTCTTCTCGTAGTAAAATCTTTAATGATGAGCGGTCTAGCTCACCGTTTGCTATGCGAAGTGGAGCCGCTAAGTCAGGACGGCGGAGCTCTTCTAGTCTTTTAATACCTGAGTCATCTCCAAGTATAGCAAGCATTGTATCGAAAGCTTCTTCTTTAGTGTTAGTCTGACCAAGAAGGTAAGATACATCTGTTTCATTATTTGTTGCTCTAACCCAAGGATGAGCCGAGGCCCATACGTTATCATTATTTGCAAAGTCTTCAGCTAGTTTTGTGTAAACATTTTCTTCACCAGCGCGGGCTTTACGTATTCCTTGAATAGCATCCCAAGCATCATCGGTGGAGCGAATAACCTTAGCAGCTTTACCTACAACAAGAAGTGGGTCACCAGCAAACACTGCTACTGTATCAAGAGTGCCAGAAAAATATCTACCGAATACGCTTCGCTCAAAAGCTTCTTTACGTTTTTTTTCATCGTATATATCAAAATCGCTGTCAAGGAACTCGGGAGTAATACTGTCTGGTAGATAACTTAATTGTTGTAGCAGTACAGGTGCAGCTGCCTGCCCAACAGAAATTTGATTCCTTGCTTCCCATGCTTTTTTAAATCCATCTTCGCGTTGACCTGCAAAAAGAAATGCTGCGCTTAGTGGTTCACGAAGAATATTCTGAGCTGTCTTATCAGCAGCAGCGAGGACTCCCCCAATAGGGCGGCCGACATTCTTTGCAGTATCTATGCCAGCTTGTTTCAATGTATTAAGTAATCCGTTAAACTCTTCTCTATCATTGAATGGGGAAGTAACTACATCCCAAGCAAACTTTACACCAAAAAGAGAAGTCACACCAAGGGCGACATCGCCAACCCAATCTAGTGTACCTTTGCCTAGTTTGCCTAAACGATTCCAAACATCCATTTAGATGGCTCTCATTAATGCATTAATAACTAAACGAGTATCTTGAGAGGTATCGTTACGGCTTGAAATGTATGCAAGGATTGGATAATACGATTGAATACTAGAATCAAAGTTAACGTTATCCATTCCATTGCCAGGAAGCATTAAAGATTCTGGGCCAGGAGTTGTCATGCCTACTGGATTAGCTGCGGAGCCAGTTGTAATATCTTCTTCTAAACCTGATGGGTCTGCTATGCCAGCAAGAGGTGATAGCTGTCTTGTTGGTGATTGCATGGAAGGCCGTGTTGCCGCGGGAGCTGTCCTAGCAACATTACCACCTTGTTCAATTTGTTCGTTTAATGCTTTTGTTGCACCATAGGAACCACCAGAAGGACGCAAGCGCATAGCCTTTTGAGCTTTCTTGCCGCTTTGGCCATTACCGCCCATAGGCGAAATGTTATTTGGGTTATACTGAGGGCCACCATTAGCGCCACCACGATTTTCAACGGCCATTTGTATCCTCCTCAGGAACATAAGAATATTCTTCTGCTGATAGCAGCATACCCTTGGCTAACCAAGGATTCATGTTTTCACTTACATCTGTCATAAGATAGCGTGTGCCTTCGTAGTCACTCCACTCACTTACCAATACCCAGCCAGTACATATCTGGCTTTCTGAATCTTCTAACTCTTCGGCAAGTACTCTCATAGCCTTGTCGATAGCTTGACTAAACTTACTCATTTGAGTTGTTCTTCTACTTGATACGGTGGGGCTGTGTATACACTAATTCGTGCAGCCACTTCCATTGCAACGATGACATCGCTACCCGCGTAAAGCGCTCCAAGAGCGTAAGAGCCCCCGCTTCCAATTGCGTAGAATCCTTCTTCACTTTTCATTACCGCCAAATCTTGGTCAACATCAAATAGCTCACCACCTACTGCGATGAGAAATTGAAATCTTAATCCATCTTTATTCTTATCATGAGCTTCATCAAAGTTATAACCATTATCCGTAAGACACTTACGAAGGGAAGGCATAGCCTTGACTATCATGTAGCGATAAACATCTTTCTTGTCTTTCGCTGAGAATACTGGTGGAATCCAAATGTTCTGTGCAATGTCGCAGGGAGATACTTCTCCTGCTCCTGCTATAAGCAGTGCGCCTCGCTCAGTAATCTTACGCATAAACGGATGTGAGTAAGCTTTACCATTATCATCTGTAATGCGACTGTCGGCAACAATGACAGACTTGTCCTTGTATTCAACTCCAATAATCGTAGTCATTGTCCCCTCCTAGATTATCTTCGGCGAATAGTTCTTACGCTTGCGCTAGCTTCCCCACCTGATGTTAACCCTGAGAGAAGACTCATAATATCTGGCGTGCCGCCTGCTTCTGCTTCCATAGGAAGAGCGCCTCCTACTGGGGCGCCAGCGGGAGCAGGGGACGGTTGCTCAACCATCGGGGCACCAGCAGGAGGAACCTGTTCGACGGGTGCGAAGATTTCTTCAATCGCATCCTCTATCGTTTGTCCTTTTTGGCGAGCTCTAATTACCTGTGCAATCTTAGATACTATCTGACTTGCATCTCCACCACTTGCTGCAATCTGTGGAATTGCTTGGGTGTATGCTTGAAGTGATGCAACAAGTGCTGCACGCATATCTTCAATTTCAATCTTTTCAACTTCTTGGCCAACGTTTACAGTAAATGGTAGCTCACGCATTGCCATATCCCTGGAGATTAATTTACCACCAAGTGCTTGTAGCATGAATATCAAACCTTGCGCTGGGTTAAGACCAGCAAGCATACCGTAGCGAACATCAGCAGAGTAATCATTCTTGATGTCCTTCTTAGGACTATACGTAATCTCGTAAGGAGCACCAGCGTCTACGCCGCGAATTGTTTTCTCTTCTGGGAAAATAAGTTCATCAACCTGGAAGCAAACTTGAATTACGTCACGGAGGGCGCTAGCGAAGATTGCTTGTGCAGATTTGACCTGGGTGTCAAATGCACCCATGAGAGCCTGTACGCCCTGACCCGTGACAATCGATGCATTAATGTTACCTGTACGTCCTTCAGGGTAACGTGCTCCAACGCGCAATTCTTGATTAAGCAGAGTCTGCTCAGTGAATGCGCCTTGTGGAAGTGTAAGCTCTACGCGCCTGACACCAGCTGGGTTTGATGTACGGATAACCGCATCGCCACCAAGCTGTAGCTCTTGTACATCTTGTGGAAGTACAATAGGAGCTTGCACTGATTTCTCTGCTGCTTCCATAGCAAGAAGAGCAAAGCGGTTACGTAGCAACTGAATACCTAATATGTCATCAAACTGTCCACGCAGTTCACCATCAATAGATGGTTTGCGGGCTACAACAATCATCATCTTGCCAAGTGGATTCTTAGCTTGAGATAATATAAGATTGTTTTTATCTGGTAGATAGATTACTGATTGGTCTTTATCATAGTAACGAACCATTTCGATAAGAGAGTTTAACTCTTGCTTGTATCCAAGTCCACCAAGGAGCGCACGCTCATACTCAGGGAATTGTGCAACTAGCTCACCAAGAGTCATAGAGTAACGCTTAGCAAATGCTATGCATCGTCCGTATCTATCAAACTCTGGATAAGAGCCAACAGGATTCTCTAGACGAATACGAGGTAGTTTAGCTTCTGAATCTAATTCAATTACAAATGGCAGGAAGCCGTAGGTTATATACCAGTCCGCTCCCGAGTACATCTGTACAGACATATCCGAATGGGCAAAGTAATTACTCGCAATACGAGTACGCTTGTCAGCAAAGCTGCGAGCCCTGTCTGAAACCGAATTCGCCGCGGAGCAGTTGATTGCAGGCAAAGGCGCCATGACTTCAGATAAGTCTCTAGCAACAATGTCAATAAAATTCGCAACGACATTTGCATCTACCCCATCTGGAAAGAAGTCAGGATATACGCTGGCAATCTGACCCTTGCGTACAGCAAGGACGTCTTGATTACGAGCGTCCCTATCTGCGTTACGAAAGCGCAGAGAGTCAACTCGTGCTGCAATCTGTTCAATTGAGAGTGCCATTATATCCTATCGATTCTTTAATCCGAATGGTCCGCTAATTCCGCCACCTTTAAGTGGAAATGGCGCACCTTTAATTCTTCTTATTTCTTTAGCTTTATCTTCAGTAAGTCCTGGACCTTTAGTCCAACCCATACTCTTGCGTAATTCATCTACTATGCGTTTTGCTTCAGGAGTCATACGGTTAACAGGGTTAACATTAGAGTCACTGCCTGAGCCTAAGCCACCACTGCTTCTAGCTTTTGCCATGTTAGTTCCTATCCGTATGTCTGTTGCCACTGCTCTGCAGCGACTTCGTCTAAGTTAATTGAGAATCTTCTCTCCGTCTGGCTTCTTGTAGCCCAACGGTTTTGCATCCATTTTGCTGACTGTGAGTGTTGCTGCATTAATTCGCGGACGCGGATGACTGCAAACCAAAGAGCCATCACACAGTCTGTAGGGTTTTTAGTATCAGGCTTCCAAGTAATTAACTGTTGCACTAAAGCCTTAAGGCCTTCGCTTCCTTCGTTAGAAGGTAGCTCTATCGAGTTGTTATCTTGAAATCGTCCATCTCTAAGACTGCCAAATAAACTTGCCATAGATGCCACACCAAAAGAAGTATCCCACTTGTTCTTACCAGTGAAGTGAGAGTTGAGTTGACAGCCGTACATCGAGAGCCAGCTACGCAGTTCATCATCCAGGGCGTATGCTTTCTGGTGTGCGTTGATTTCAATTCGTAATTCCTGTGGCTTGTAACGTTGTACCCAATCTTCGATAAGGGCACGAATTTTCGCAGGGGTAGGCTCTGTCATGTTGACAGCATCTAAAACATAAATCATACTATCGCTACGGTTATAAGTAATAGCTACCGCAGCAGTATTGCCAGTCATCGCTGGGTCTAGGCCTATAACTGTATAAGCAGACTCTATGTGCTTTGGATGTCCTGGGACTCCTGGTTTGAGGGGTCCACGCTTTCGCATACCATTAACGCATCCTGAAATTGCTGTGGGTGAGAATATCGAATCTTCGGTGACATCCTCTTGCTGGTAGACCATCGCCCATATGGAAGGTGCCACTTCACTACGCCGAGTAAAAAGTGAAGGACCGTCCCACTTGGGGTAAAGTCCTTCGGCGTTAGCTTCATCTTTATCGCCTTCAGCCCTATCCGTCCATGGCCAAAGCGTTTTCCAGTTCTTGGGACTTTCATCAAACTCCAATACGGCTGGCTGGGCAAAGTAGGTAAAGGGAGATTTACCACCTGTCCATTGTTGACCGTCCCGAATCATTTTATATAAATCTACTGGAGCAACACGGGTCCCTACGATAAGTAGTTTCCCGTG